AGATTGCAGGCGGTCTCGACCAGAAGTTGCACAAACCGTCCAAAAACGGCGTCTCGGCTTCTGGCTTCAACGGTGGCTTCTACCTACAATTAGAGCATTTTCGCGGACTACGTCCTACTGGTGGGATCTAGCAACGGCTCCGTACTGACGAACCGTGGCTTTCCGTATGGTCTTGTCAACTGGGCGCTTAGACGCCACCTCGACTCGGGTTGGGAGCTTAGACTCCACCCCCTTAAACTGAGCATGGGCGCTTAGACGCCACCGCTCACCACGTTCACTTCGCATAATCAGGGTTGATCCCTGTCTTCACTAATTGCACGGTCCACTATGTAGAACAGCGCACTTCGATCATGAATCTCTCTTCCGGCTGCTTGGAGTTGCTTTAATCACGCATTGAACGCAATGACGGGACCAACTCACAATCCTCGACTGGCCTTAGCAACCAGCCTTGCAGGGTCCTTTTTAACAGGATTGTCCTACTACCCGAGCCGTTATTACCAAACTAATGGCGACCGTGGGCACGGGGATGGAGAGAAACATTCACGAAGCACTGCTGGCGAAGCTCATCAAGCTCTTTACCCAGTACAGGACTCCAACTAGATCCGACAGTTCACAACCTGTCATAATAAAAATGTCGTGACCCATACATCCGGTCACGGGTCGCGTCCTCGAACGGGTTCAACCCGCCAGGCGACCACACCAATCCCCGTCGGCGTTGCAAGCATCCGCTGCCTTGGAACGACCGAAACCTCATGCAAATTTGAGAGCCCACTTGTCACCAGCCAACCTAGCCCTATGAAGGGAATATTGACATTCGGTGGGACCACTCTCAAGGGCATCTCCGACAACTTCGCTGTACGATGGTAGCCTGTCAATCGAACGAAAGACAGGCCTACTTTGAACACGCGCGGGCCGCGCAGCGAAGTACAACTCCTCCTCGACCTCTCTCAAAGGCCGTTGTGTCAAACGAGAACCGGACCAAAATCCGTGTTCGATAAAAGAAAGGGAAGACCAAACGAGGCCGGGCCGCGAAAGAGCAGCAAGGTAACTCATGATCGACCCCCTTCTATCATATTGACCACACAACGACCACTTCCAAGAGGTCATTTCACGGACAGAACTCCGACCCTCCGACTCTGAAACAGAATCAACAGGCAACTGCTCTACAAGATCGCTCGAAAGAACGAAATTGTGAAAAGTAGGAGCCGGAGGAAGAGAACTGTTTCCGAAAGCAACGTTTCTAAAAGCCACTCTCTGGACTTTCATCTTAACACCTAGCTTCCATGCAAGACGACCGACAAATCCGAGGCTCCGAAGAGTCCTGCCGGACTTGATGATCCATGGAAGATGCCAGGAAAAGAAGACTCTCCCCGCTGCATAAGCAAGCGGGCCGAGTCCTGAAACAAACTTTCGGAAGTTGGTAGAGAGAGAGTTAATGAAATCGGCCGAACGCAACATGCCCATTCGTACGGTAGGGACTACACGAAGGTAGGAACCCCGCCAACGAACAAGCGTGCTGTTCAAGGAACCGAAATCATCTGCAAAGCTGGTCTTTGTTAACTCGACCTCAAGGCCGACCTGACGAACGGTACTGACCCACGACCGGTAAAACCGTGGGTCATCGACTTGGAAAAGGATGTCATCTCCATTAATCAACACTGGGACATCAGCAGGCAAGAACCTCTGAAATCCGTCAGGATGGAAGCTCGAAAGGGCCCACCGAAACGCAGTGTAATTCTGGACGCAAAGCAAGGGAAAGCTCAACAAACTTCCCATCTGCTGTCCAGCGAC